ACAATCTAAGTATAGACGAATTTAATGATACATGGGAAACCCTCAAGGGAATGGTTGGTCTAATGAAGACTAATTATGAACTTGAGGATTTATCATATGAGGAGTGTAATCGCCCCCTTGGATATTGTTCGGATACTACGACAGAACCAATGGGAGAGGATTCATATTGACATAATACATACTACACGATAGAATTGAACTGAAGTTTCTTAAACTTATGGCAAAAGGATTTACGGTAAAAGCGAAAGCACCCACGAAGACAGGTAAAGGACCTGAGTGGGATTATGAAGCGATCAAAGCACGAATGAAGGGTAAGACGATTGTATTTTGTCTACCTGGACGTGGATGTTCATTTACGTTTCTGAAGAACTTTGTACAACTGTGCTTTGATATGGTACAGAATGGAATGAGTATTCAGATTAGTCAAGACTACTCATCTATGGTTAACTTTGCACGTTGTAAGTGTTTAGGTGCCAATGTACTTCGTGGTCCTAAGCAAGTACCTTGGGATGGTAAGTTAGAGTATGACTATCAGTTGTGGATTGATAGTGATATTGTGTTTAGCACAGAGAAGTTTTGGCAACTTTGTGATATGGCAATTAACAAGGAAGAAGAGGAGAAAGAGATTGTTGCAGGATGGTATGCCACTGAGGATGGTGTAACTACATCTGTTGCTCATTGGTTAGAGGAAGATGAGTTCCGTAACAATGGTGGAGTAATGAACCACGAAACAGTGGAATCGATCAGTAAGCGGCGTAAGCCATTCACTGTAGACTACACAGGTTTTGGATGGGTGCTCATTAAGAAGGGTGTTTTTGAGAATCTTGAGTATCCTTGGTTTGCTCCTAAGATGCAAGTCTTTGAGAGTGGTAATGTACAGGACATGTGTGGCGAAGATGTGTCGTTCTGTCTTGATGCAAAGGAAGAAGGTTTTGATATTTGGTGTGACCCTCGTATCAGAGTTGGTCACGAAAAAACTCGCGTTATTTGAGGTATAAACTATTATGGCAATGATGAAAGGCGGCGGTTATGTTAAGGGGAAACCCAAAAAAACTCGCCAAGGAAACTCGCAGTATACATTAAGATCCGCGACTTCTCGTAATAAAGCAAAAAAGAAGTATCGCGGACAGGGTAAATAAGTAAAGCAATGTTAACTTATCATGGCAGCACTTATTTGCAACCTCCCCTCGGTTGAGGTATGGGTAAGAAAAGAATATCTCACTGATCATCAATTTGGTCATGGTGAATTTGTTAAGGGCGTTTGGGTATCGGCTAAGTCGATTCCTGGACGCGCTTTTTATTTTGAGACCTATTTACCTGAATATGCGGCAATGTACGATAAATTACCAATTAGTGCATTTGTAAGTGAACCCGAAACACCAAATCCTGATATGGATTTACCTAATTTACAGTTTTGGAACTGTATGGACTATGGTGTGGTATCAGTTACAAAGCAATTCATTGGTTCAATGGATTATGAACTGTATACTCGCGACTTTGGTATACAAAAAGGTACTTATGTTTGTACATTAGACAATTATCATCAAGATCCTGATGTAATTGACTATGCAACAAGTGAAAATCCAGCAGAACATAAGTCACATAACCTTATTGAATTGAATAATGGACAGTATGCACTGTATCCAAACAATAGAATGCGAATTTTTGACAATAGTTTGACACCTGAAGAACCAAAAATGCCTGATTTTAAGGTTTCAACTGAGTATTATAGTGTTGAAAACGGATTTGAGCGTCTTGGAATGGGTAGAGAGGACGAATATTTCTGGAAAACAGCAAAAGAGCGTAAAAATGAAGAGGAAAAACCAGAAGATATATACAAATCACAAGAAGGGCGTCATTTAGACCCTCAATAAATACCAAAAAAGGAAAAATATGAGCACTGAACACGATTTTTTGGATAATTTAGCAAATCAGCAGCATCAAAAGATGCTTCGTGAGATTTCAAATGATGATTTAACACCAAAAAAGAAAAAACTTCACCAAGAAGGTGAGATTTTCTCTACGGAGAGTGATCCTGAACCACTTTACGAATAAAAAATCCAGAAAATCCTTGATAAATAATACATAATTGCCGTATTGTTGTGCCTTTAGAAAGGATAAGTCAAGGATTTAAAGATATTAGTATGTCTTTTCAGACTAATCCTCTGACAAGTGATCTGATTGCAATGAAAAATGAAAATGCAATCGCAAGATCAGTAAAAAATATTGTTTTTACAAATCCTGGAGAGAAATTTTTCAATCCAAGGTTTGGATCTCGCATTACTGAATCTCTTTTTGAGAATGCTGATGATTTAACTGCAATTGAAATTCAAACTCAGATTGAAGACTCAATCAAAAGGTATGAACCAAGAGTCAACTTAAAATCTGTTGATGCAAATGCCAATATTGATGGTAATTCATTTGATGTTGTCATTACATATGACATTATAGGAGCTGATATTCCGCCACAACAATTAGAATTCGTATTGCAACCAACAAGGTAAAATGTCACTAGTAAATTTTACAAATTTAGACTTTGAGGAAGTCAAAACTACACTCAAAGAATATTTAAAATCAAATTCCAATTTTACGGACTATGATTTTGAAGGTTCTAACTTATCAACCATTCTAGATGTATTAGCATATAATACGTACATTACTTCGTATAATGCTAATATGGTGGCAAACGAAGTTTTTATTGATACTGCAACTTTAAGAGAAAATGTAGTTGCATTAGCAAGAAATATTGGATATACACCCAGATCAAGAAAAGCAGCAACAACTGCAATATCATTTATTGTTGATGCAACTAACATAACACCTAAACCAGCGTCTATAACCCTCCGTAAAGGCACTGTAGCAGCGTCTAGAGGCGTCTTTGGTGGTGGTGGTGGGTCATTCTGTGTTTTAGATGATATAACCGTTCCTGTGGTCAATGGGATTGCTGCTTTCAATGAAATTCCCATCTATGAAGGAACAGTTATAGAGAAAAACTTTACTTATAGTGCCAGAAACCCTCAGCAAAAGTTTATTTTACCAAATGCAGGGATTGACACTGATTTAATTAGAGTTGGTGTTAAAAATAATGCATCTTCAACGGCAACAGTAAAGTATTCTTTACAAGACAACTTATTCTATATTGGTTCAGATTCAAAAGTTTACTTCTTACAAGAAGTAGCGGATGAAAGATATGAATTATTCTTTGGAGACGGAATTTTTGGCAAAAAACTTGATGATCAGAACTATATTACAGTTACTTACTTAGTAACTAATGGTGATGCTGGAAATGGGTTCTCTCAATTTGCTTTTAATGGTAGGTTGACATATGTAAGAGATGGAAGCGAATATACAGTTACGGAGGGTATATCACTCTTAACACCTGAATTTAGTTCTAGAGGTGGATCTGCAATTGAAGAGGTTGAATCGGTAAGAAAGTATGCACCAAAGATTTATTCAACTCAAAATCGTGCAGTAACTGCAGATGATTATGAAACATTGATTCCTGCAAAGATATATCCCGATACAGAGTCTATTTCTGTCTTTGGTGGAGAAGAGTTAATTCCTCCACAGTATGGAAAGGTCTTTATTAGTATCAAACCTAGATTTGGAGATTTCCTTCCAAACTTAATTAAAGATAATATCAAATTAAAATTAAAGAAGTATGCAGTAGCAGGTGTTGTACCTGAAATCTTGGATCTTAAATATCTTTTCCTTGAAGTAAGTTCAAAAGTTTATTATAACACAAATTTAGCACCATCAGCGGCTGATGTTTCATCAGTAGTTTCTAATAATGCTGCTAAGTATGCTAATTCTACTGAATTAAATAAGTATGGTGCCCGATTCAAGTATAGTAAATTCTTAAAAGTAGTTGATGATAGTCATGAAGCAGTAACTTCAAATATTACTGTTGTTAAGATGAGGAGAGACTTAAGAGTTGTACCTAATACTATTGCAGAGTATCAAATTGGATTTGGCAATCAATTCCATATTGCAAGTATGGAGGGATATAACATAAAATCCAGTGGATTTAGAATTTCTGGAATTAATGAAACAGTTTATCTTAGTGATATACCAAATTCTAGTAGAGTGAATGGAACTCTATTCCTCTTTACTGTTCCTAATGTAGGATCACAAAGTCCAACAATTGTAAGATCTAATGTAGGAACTATTGACTATGTAAATGGCATTGTAACCATTAATGCAACGAACATTCTTGCAGGAATGGAAAAAGATGGTCAGCAGGTCATAGAAATTCAAGCAACACCACTATCAAATGATGTTGTCGGATTACAGGACCTTTATTTACAACTAGATACTAGTAACAGTACATTTGAAATGGTGTCAGACGAAATCGCATCAGGACTCGATCCATCAGCATCAAATTACATTGTTTCTTCTTCATACGCAGAGGGCAATTTAGTTCGTGTTGGTGGTCCTGCAAATGCTACAACTACTGTAGCATCTACAACAGCATCTACAACTACTTCTACTAATAGTTCTTTTGCTGGTGCAACTTCAGGAACTTCTGGTGGTTCATCAACACCTTCGGGTTCAGGCGGCGGTTACTAATTCAGAGATATAGAAAAAATGGCAGAAACAAGAATCAAGTTTAGCAACATCGTTAAGAACCAACTCCCAACTTATGTTGAGAATGAGTTTCCTCTTATCTCTGAATTTTTAAAGCAATATTATATTGGTCAAGAGTATAAAAGTGGTCCTGTTGACTTAATACAGAACATTGATCAGTATACAAAGATTGATGAACAGACTGGTTTAAACCATTTTGTAGTTTTGAATGGTGATCTTGATGAATTTGCCACAACAATAAATTTAAAATCAGGTTCAACGACGGATAAATTTCCAGATTCTTATGGTCTTTTAAAAATAGGCGATGAAGTAATAACTTACACTGGAAAAACTACAACTTCTTTTACTGGTTGTATTAGAGGATTTGTTGGAGTAACTTCATATAAATCAGATTCTGATCCAGGGGATCTTGTCTTTAGTTCTACTTCAGCTGCTGAACATAAAGATAATGCAACTATTGAAAATTTGAGTTGTCTTTTCTTAAAGGAATTTTTAAATAAATCTAAGATTCAACTTTTACCAGGATTATCAGACAGACCTCTATCGTCTGATTTAAATCAGAATGTCTTTATAAAGCAAGCAAAAGACTTCTATACAAGTAAAGGAACTGATGATTCTTATAAAATTTTATTTAAAGCACTTTATGGCGTAAATGTTGAAATAACAAAACCAAGAGATTATCTCTTTACACCTTCAAATGCTAGAAATTTAGTAACTTCTAATTTTTTAGTAGAATCAATTGATGGCGATCCTTCAGATCTAGAGAGTAGAACTATATTTCAAGGAGATAATGATGAAACATACACTGCAATATATGATATTGAAAAAGTAAATGCAGGGACTGGGAAAACTTTTTATAAACTTTCTTTTGATGATGGATATAATAGAGACTCTAGATCGCAAGGATCGACTGTAGGAACATTTAAAGTAGCACCAAAAACTCATATTATTGGAAATGTTTCTGCTGGATCTACTTTTATTGATGTAGATTCTACAATCGGATTTCCAAATTCTGGAGAAATCTATGTACATTATCCAAACGCACCTGTAGATACAGTTGGTATTGTTTCCTATACATCTAAAACAATAACACAGTTCTTAGGTTGTAGCAATATTACAGACACTTTAATTGATGGAGATACTTTAAGTACAGAAGATTTTGCCTCCGTTAAACCTTCTGAAGAACCTCCTATTGAAGTTCGCATTACTCCTGTTTTATCTGGATTTTCAAAGCAAGATGGAATATTTGATTACAAACCAGAAGATAAATTCGATATAAAAACTCTTGGTATTGAAGATGATTCGTTTAAATTTAAAAACTGGTTATACAACAATCCAGCTAAATATGCAATCAATAAAATTGAATTAATTAGCAGCGTTTCACCAAAAACTTATAAATTAACCCTAAACAAAGAAAATTACTTATTTCTTGGAGATTCTGTAAGGATTGAGAATTTAGTTGGATCAGAATCTCATGATGCAGAAGTTATTGATATTATTACAGATAAAGTTGTAGTAATTAAAACTACTGGAACTATTAATGTTGCATCAACTTATACTTTACTAAAACAATTAAGAAAAGCAAAATCTGCAACTATTTCGGGAGTTAATAAATTCCATGCAAATGTTCAAAATATCTACAAAAAACAATATGGAGATTCAGTTTTAATTGCATCAAACTCCTTACCATCATTTAAAGATGTACCACTTGTTGCATCAAAAGGTTTTAAAACTTTTAGCGGTACATTTTCTGGAGAAACTTTTACAATAAATGACCATGGATTCTATACTGGGGAATCTGTATATTACACCCCTCAGAGAACTCAAACAACTGTTGAGATTGATGGAGAAGATGTAATTGATACTTCCGTTCAATCTTCTTTGTTCGGCGGAGATACTGGTGGAGAAGGTGTATATTATGTTCATAGAGTAGATAGTAATAACATCAAATTAGCAAAATCACCAGCCAATTTATACACATCTAATTTTGTAAATATATCAACAACTACGGTTGCTTCCAATACTATTGAGTTGACGGAAACCTCTAATAGAGATATAGATTCGCAAAGACTTTATAGAGAAGTTTCTACTCCAATTAACAATGATGTTGAAGTTGAAACTACACCAGGAGCGACTGGAATTTTAATTAATGGTGTTGAGATTTTAAACTATAAGTCAAAAGATATAATTCACACTGGAAAAGTAGAAAAAATTGATGTTTCTTCTCCTGGAAATGGATTTGATGTAATTAATCCACCAGATTTAGTAATAACAGATTCGTCTGGATCTGGTGCATCTGGATTTCTCGCAGTTAGTGGAGAATTACAAGAAATACAAATTATTGATAGAGGATTTGATTTTACAGAAACTCCCACCGTCTCAATAACTGGTGGAAATGGATCTAATGCTAGAGCTTTAGTAAATACAAAATTAATTTCTCATTCAGTAGAATTTTTCTCAGATGTACAATCTGCAAAAGTTTCTATAGGTGCTAATAATTCTACCATTGGATTCTCAACCTATCACAAATTTAGAAATGGCGAACAAGTAGTTTATAATCCAAATTCTCAACAAGTAGTTGGTGGATTATCAACTAGTGCAACATATTTTGCTGAGATTATTGATGCTACTACGATTAAATTGCACAATACTTTAGAAGAAGCAATTGTTGGCATTAATACTGTTGTTTTGTCATCTCATGGCATTGGAAAACATACTTTAGAGTGTACATCTTCAAAATCTGTTATTGACTCGATAAACATTATCGATAGTGGAACTGGTTATGAGAACAAAAAAAGAACTGTTGTTTCGGCAGGAATCAATACCTCATCCGATATTATTACAATAGAAAACCATGATTATAAATCTGGTGAGGTATTAAGATATTCTGCTGGGACAAGTGTAATTGGTGGATTAAGTGATGGAACTAATTACTATGCTACAGTAATTGATTCCAACCAATTTAGATTATCTGAAATTGGTCCAACAACAGATGAAAACTTCTTCTACAGAACAAAACAGTATGTTAATTTAACTAGTTCTGGTACGGGAACACAGATTTTCAATTACCCCCCAATATCGGTTACAGTAGAAGGACCCGTTGGTATAGCAACTGTTACGGGTATTGAATCTAGCGCGTATAAAGCTGAGGTTCAACCTATTTTCAGGGGAGAATTAACTTCAGTACACTTATCCAATAAAGGATCTGGATATGGAACTAATGGTATTATTAATTTTAACAAATTACCTGATGTAACTGTAACATCTGGAGTAAATGCTCAGGTTAAACCTATTGTTACTGCTGATGGAAGAATTATAGAAGTTATAATTGAAAATGTTGGATCCAACTATACATCTATTCCTAATTTAGAAATAATATCTACAACTGGTCTTGGATGTGTTTTAACTCCAATTTTTTCAAATGGAAGACTCAGTGAAGTAAAAGTTATAGAACCTGGAACAGGATATGTTTCTGGGGATGTAACTATTGAGATAACCCCATCAGAGGACGATTTCTCATTCATTCCGCAAGTACAAAGATGGAGAGTAAATTTATTTGAAAAACTATACAATAACAATTTAATAGGATCTGATGATACCGTTGCACAAAGATCTTTAAATGATAACTACGGTTTACAATGCTATTCATTGTATGCACCTAGACCACTAAGAGAAATGGTTTATTCTGTTTCTGAAGGTGGAGATATTTTATATGGAAAACCGGATTTAAAACTAGTAAATTCTCAAGAAACAGAATTTACTGATCACTCCCCAATTATTGGTTGGGCTTATGACGGAAATCCAATTTATGGTCCATATGGATACTCTAATAATAATGGTGGAATAGTTACTTTGATGAGGTCTAGTTATAGACTCAATACATCTCGCACTGATGGACCATCAGTAACTACTTTCCCATTAGGATTTTTTATAGAAGATTTCACTTACTACGAAAATGATGATGATAGTTATCTTGATAGAAATAATGGAAGATTCTGTGTAACACCAGAATACCCAAATGGAACTTATGCTTACTTTGTTACAGTTAATCCCGACAGCATAGAATCTTCTGGATTATTTGAAAATTATAAAATACCAACATTCCCATATGTTTTGGGAGACAAGTATCATTCTACTCCAAATGAATTTAACTTCTCAAAATCTTCTAATCAGGATGATTATGATATTGTAGCAAATAATTGGTGCAGAAATACAATCTCATATAATTTGAGAGAAAGTGGTATTGATTATCCTTACATATATTCGCCAAATAATTTATCTCAGACAGGAAAAATTGTATCTACTAATAGAGGAAGAGTTTCTAGAGTAGATGTCAAGAGTGCTGGAGATAATTATAAAGTTGGTGACACTTTAAACTTTTCTGGAGATGTAACTGGATTTGGAGCAGCTGGAAGAGTTTCTAGACTGAAAGGAAGATCTGTCAATAGTCTTAGTGCTGCCATAACAGAAATATCCAATGCCGAATTTATTCCTTCAAATAAGAAAGGAAGTTATCTTGTAGAGACAACATCTCCTCACAATTTTATAGATTTAGATATTGTCAATGTCAGTGGTATTTCTACAACATCATCAAAAATTGAAGGATTCTATACCGTAGGAGTCTCAAGTGAGAAGTTTTCAATTGTTGGATTGGGTACTGTAGGAGTTGCTGTTGGAGATACAAGTATTACTGGATTGGTAACTTTCTTTAATGTATCATCAAGTTTAATTGATTCGAATATTATACCGAATGATATTCTAGGTATTGGTACAGAACAAGTAAAAGTTTTAAATGTAGATAAAGAAAATTCTAGATTCAGAGTCCTGCGAGAAGTAAATGGTACTGTTGGTTCTACTCATACTATAGGATCAATTTTAACAGAAATACCAAGAAGATTTGAAATAAATTCTGGATTCAAGACTAGATATGCATTCCAGAAAAATAAAGAAATATATTTTGAACCACAAGAAACTGTAGGTCTTGGTACTACTGCTGTTGGAATTGGATCAGTATTGCAATTTGATTCCTTTGGATTAAATACTGTTGGTCTTGGAACAACTTTTGGAGCGAGTTCTCTTGCAGTTCCAATTAAATCTCTGTACTTCAAGGATCATAATTTACAGACCGGTGACTTACTTACATATTCTCCAAATGGTGGTCAGGGCATTGTCTACAATGACAACGGAGAAATTGGTGTAGCTAAAACTCTGACTGATGGGCAGCAACTTTTTGTTGCTAAAATTTCAAAAGATTTGATTGGTATTGCAACTCAAAGAGTTGGAATTGGATCTACTGGTGGATTCATTGGAATAGGAAATACAACTACAACACTATTCTTCACTGAACTTGGTACTGGTAGAAATCATAGTTTTACAACAAATTATGATAATATAACTGGAAACTTAGCAAAAAGAACTGTAACTGTTACCACTGATGTAAATCATGGTGTTCGTGCAGGACACTTTGTCGATATTGATGTTAATCCATCATTTGCAACAACATATGTTGTAAAGTATAATGATGCGAACAGAAGAGTACTTGTTGGTATAGAGACTTTTAGTGATGTTGGTGTTAACACTACTACTAATACTATTACTATATCTAATCACGGTTATGAAAGTGGTGATAAAGTAATTCACTCTTCAACAACTCCTTGTCAAGGATTGGAAAATGATAAAATTTACTATATTGTAAAAGTTGATGATGATAACTTTAAACTATCCAATACTTACCATGATTCAACCAAATTAATACCAAGTATTGTAGGTATTGCAAGTACATCGTTTGGTGAGTTTGGACTTGTCAATCCTTCCATCAAAGCTTTCAGAAGTTCAACCTTAAATTTTGATCTTTCGGATTCTTCCTTAGGATTCGTTCAACAGTCTACTGATTATTCTGCATTTAGACTTAATTTCTATCTAGATGACACATATACTCGTCGTTGGGAAACTGATGGATCATCTTCAACCTTCAGTGTTTCTAGAACAGGAATTCCTGGAACTTCTTCTGCTAATGTATCTGTTTCTATTGGAAATACAACACCCGAAAGGTTGTATTACTCTTTAGATCCAGTTTCTGATGCAAATCTTCCTACTGTAAAATCAGAAATAATAAAAGATTCCGAAATTTTAAATTACAATACGATAATAACTCAGAATAGCATTTACAACGGAAATAGAAGAATTTCTGTCGCAGGAACTAACTTCTTTGAATTTGAATTACCTCAAAATCCCGAATCAAATTCATATGTATCAACTTCATCTAGTATAACTTATACAACTGATTGCACTCATACAACTGGACCAATATCTGCAGTAGAGGTTACTAGTGCTGGTAAAAACTATACCACTTTACCTTCAATTGAATCTATCAATTCCATCGAGGGAGTAAGAGGAGATTTAGTATCGGTTAGTGAAGATATTGGAGTTATTGAGAAGGTAAAAATTAATGATGTTGGGTACGATTTCCCAACTGATAGTACATTAAAACCAAGTGCTTCTCTCCCGCAAATTATTAATGTTGATTCTTTTGCCAAAGTTGAACTTATTGATATAGTTTCTGGAGGAAGGGGATATACTGCAGCACCAGAGTTACTTTTCTTCGATGGTAAAACTGGCGATCAAATTACCGATATTTCGACTAAGTATTCTTTAGGAGACTCAGAAGTAACCATTTTAAGTAATACTAGAGGAATTAACAATGCTACTCCAACAGTATTGCCAATAAAAAATACTAATGGGGTTGGAATTAGCACCGTTGGATTTAATACAGTTACTAAAGATGTGACTGTGACTATGGCAATTGGATTTAGCACTTCATTCCCATTTGAAGTTGGTGATCAAGTAATGATCGAGAATATTAGTACGGTTGGTGTTGGTACTACTATTAAAGGCTATAATTCAAAAGAATATGGATATAAATTATTCACTCTCAATGCGGTAACTCCAAATATTGGGGGAATTGGATCTGTCGCATATAATTTGAGTAATGAATTGGGTGAAGGAGAAATTCCAGGAGAATTTGATGTAGTTAATTCTTCTGGACAGATAATTGCACAGAAGAATTTTCCAACCTTTGAGGTATTATTATCTACAGGCGACTATCTTGACGGCGAAAAAGTTACTACCAATGGAAAAGAGGGTATTGTTCAAAGTTGGGATAGAACAACAAAAACTCTTAGAGTTCTCTCTTCTGATAATTTTGTAGAGGGAGAAGTTATAAGAGGACTTACTTCAGAACTTTCTGGAACTTCTTTAAATGTAACATCATATGAATCATATTTCGAAACCGATGTTTCTGCTCAAATATTCAGTGGAAATCAAACTGGTTCTGGATTCTTAAATGATAATTTACAAAGAATCCAAGATAATTTCTATTATCAAAACTTCTCATATTCATTGAAGAGTACTATTCCATTTGATGATTGGAATGATGCAGTATCTTCGGTAAATCACACTCTTGGATATAAAAAATTTGGTGATCTTCAAGTTGAGTCAACAAATTCGGATATATCTATGCGAGTTGGCATTTCTACTGAGTTAACCGAAGTTAGCGTTGTAAGTAGTTTGGATGGTTTTGTAGATACCAACTGTGTATTTGATTTTGATATTGCTACAGAAAATAATGTAAATCTTTCGGATGGTAGTGTTCTTTCTGATGAAATCATTCTTGATAACAAAATTTTAACAGATTTTACTGAATCATCTGGAAACAGAGTTCTCTCTATTGACGATATTTCTACACAATTCAACAGTAATCCCAGAGCAACTGCTTTCAGTATACTTGATTCATTTAATCTGGATGATGTCAGATTTAGAAAGTATTTCACTTATTTGAAAGATAAAAGATTTACTCAAGAAAGGCAGGGTTTAATTGTCGATCTTATTCATGACGGAAATGTTGGATATCTCAATCAATATGCAAGAGTTGAATCTGTGTATGATCAAGGATCTTTTGACTTCTCAATATCTGGATCAGATGGCCAATTATTGTTCTTCCCAACCAAGTCATCGATAAATGACTATCATCTTACATCAATTTCTTATAATTTAAATGATAATTATCTTAGCACAGGATCCACCTCTATTGGAGGTGTCTTAATTGATTCGAATAGCACTATTATTAACTCTGGTTCTTCTGCAACTATTGTTAGTATTGGAAATACATATCATTCTCTGAAAGTTCTCGTTGAAATTACTCCAGATGTTACTAATCCATCTCTTGGAAATGGTGCAACAATCAATGGAAATGAATTTGAGGCACAAGAACTGAATATCGTCCATGATGGATCTGATGTTTCTATTCTTGAGTATGGTAAGTTAACTACCTCTCCTGGAGGACTTAGTGCAACTGGATTTGGAACATACACTGCATATCTCGATGGATCAAATATTAAGGTTGACTTTAATCCATCTGGAATAGGAACAAACGCTGTAGTTAATGCTATAGTTGTAGGTTTATCTTCAGTATCATCTGGTATTTCAACTTTAGATCTAAAACATGCTAGATTGCAGTCCACTACTACAAATATCGCATCATCTGGATCTCCAACTGAAAATGTCATCACAGAATATCCAAGTCATTTAGATGTTGCTGAAGACAGATATGATGCTGGATATTTCATGATTCAGGTTCATGACACCACAAATGATCGTTATGAGTTCTTAGAATATTTTGTTGTTGATGATCATATTGAGGGAGAAACAACTGGAGAAACCTTTGATACCGAATGGGCAAATATCCAAACTCACTCTGGACTTGGTACTTTTGGATCTAGATTAATTGCTGACTCGGTTGGACTTGCTGCAACAACTCAGGTTTTGTTTACACCAGTTGCTGGAATTGATGCTACTGTTCATGTATATACAAATGCTCTTAGAATTGAGGATGACTCGAAGGATACAATTAACTTTAACAATGGAACCATAGAAACTGGATCTGGTGATTACACTGGAACTGAAAGGGATATTATGAGATCATTTAATTTGACTCATAAGAATGATCCGATTTTTGAAAGAGTAATTACTGCTGGAAGTGGTATCAACACTTCTTCAAATAGCATCATAGTCCCAAATCACTTCTATGTGACAGGAGAGCAAATTGAATATGCTGGTCCAGGTATTGGAAACAGTGGATCTATTGGTATTGCTTTAACTACATTCCCAGTTACTGGAGTTACTACTTCATTACTTCCTACAACTGGAATATTTGTAGTTAAGATTAATGATAATACTATTAAACTTGCTAGAAGTGCAGAAGATGCTCTGAAATCTATTCCACAAGTTCTTGATTTAACTTCAATTGGTGATCTTGGAGTTGGAGCTGCTCACACATTTACATCAACGAATCAAAATGCAAAAGTACTCGTTGCTATTGATAATCTGATTCAGTCCCCAATAGTCTCTACGGCAGTTACAACAACCCTAGAGGACGATGTAGTAAGCACAGATAACACTGTTGACTTTACTGGTATTACTTCATTCTTTGGCGGAGATTTGATTAAGGTTGGTGATGAAATTATGAAGGTCGAGGGTGTTGGTATTGGAAGTACGAACAGACTCTCAGTCCGTAGAGGATGGATGGGAACAAATATTCAAACTGGAATTTCTTCTGGTGATCTGGTAACAAAAGTTGTTGGAAATTACAATATTGTTGCTAATACTTTGACATTTAGTGAAGCACCATATGGAAACATTCCAGTTGGATCTCCAACAAATCCTCCAGATCAAAGAGACTATATTGGAATATCGACTAGTTCTATGTTCCAAGGAAGAAGTTTCATGAGAACGGCTCAGCCGAATACAACTAATGAAACTTACTATAAAAATTACATATTTGACGATCTTTCAGATCAGTTTAATGGAGTTGAAAATGAATTTACTTTGAAATCTGATGGAAGTAATATTACTGGAATTAATAATGAAGGTGCAATTGTATTAGTTAATGATATATTCCAGATTATCGGAGAACAAAATAATTTCACTTTATCTGAAAGCACTGGTATAACTTCAATTACTTTTGTTGGCACAGGCAGAACAACTCAATCTGATTTCCTAGAGTCAATGTCTGGAGATGTTGGAGTATCCTCTTTCCCAAGAGGTGGAATGTTGGTCTCTGTTGGATCTAGTGCAGGATTTGGGTTGCAACCTTTAGTTGCTGCAGGTGGAACTGCAGTTGTTTCTAGTGCTGGAACTATCTCGGCAATTTCAATTGGAAACAGTGGATCTGGTTATAGATCTGGAACTCAACTAGTAAATGTTAGTGTTGGAATTTCAAGTCTTTCTACGGATAACATAGTTGCTATTGGAACTGCTTTGATTAGTAATGGTCATGTCACTGGAGTTACTATTACTAATCCTGGAAGTGGATATACAACTACAAATCCACCTTTTGTTGCATTTGATTCCCCACTCTCATATACCAATCTACCATTAGATTATGTTTCTGGAACAACTGGATTTGGAACAGCAGCTACAATTGATGTTGCCGAGATA